ATGACCTGGTGGAATCGGCGGAATCTGCGCAATTTTGACGGCATCATCTGCCACGGGGCGGTGCGCTCCGGTAAGACGGTGAGTATGGTAAACGGCTTCTTCCTGTGGTCCATGACGGCTTTTCAGGGCCAGGTCTTCGGCATCTGCGGCCGCACCATCGGCGCCCTGCGGCGCAACATCATCGAGCATCTGCCCCATTGGTTGGGGAGTGTCTACACAATAGAAGATCACCGGGGGGATAACCGTCTGGTGGTCAGGGACAGCCGGGGACGGAAGAACACCTACTACCTCTTCGGCGGTCAGGACGAAGGCTCCGCCAAGGTGATCCAGGGTATCACTTTGGCGGGGATTTTGCTGGACGAGGCGGCGCTGATGCCCCAGTCCTTTGTGGAGCAGGCCTGTGCCCGGTGCTCTGTGCCGGGGTCGAAATTGTGGTTTAACTGCAATCCTGAGGGGCCGGAGCATTGGTTTTATCGAAACTGGGTGCTGCCCGCTGGGGAAAAGGGGCTGCTGGCGCTGCATTTTACCATGAATGACAATCCGGGCCTGTCGGCGGCGGTGCGGGAGCGGTATGAGCGGCTGTATCAGGGGCTGTTTTATCGGCGGTTCGTGCTGGGGCAATGGTGCCGGGCGGAGGGATTGGTGTATGATTTTGATCCGGGGAAGCATGTGGGGGAAATTGAAAATGCAGAATGCAGAATGCAGAATGGCCCCCTCTGTCACGGCGAGGCCGTGACAGCTCCCCCAAAGGGGGAGCATTGCGGGCGGCGGGAGCAAGAAAGCGTCCTACGAGGGGATTCGGAGGAATACTACATTAGTGTGGACTATGGCGTGCAGAATCCCTTTTCCGCGGGGCTTTGGTGCGTGGTGGGGGATGTGGCCTATCGGATCGATGAATTCTACTTCTCCGGCCGGGAGGCGGGGTATCAGATGACCGACGAGGAATACCACGAGGCGTTGGTGAAATTGGCGGCGGGGCGGCCTATCCGGCGGGTCTTCGTGGATCCCAGCGCCGCCTCCTTCATCGCCTGTCTGCGGCGGCATGGGGTGTTTTCTGTGCGGAAGGCCAAAAACGCGGTGCTGCCGGGGATCCGGCTGGTGGCCCAGCTGCTGCAGGAGGGTCGGCTGAAGATCGGCCCCGGGTGCAAAAATGCCATACGGGAATTTTCCCTCTACAGCTGGGAGGCGGATGGTCAGGATCGGCCCCGGAAGGAGGACGACCATGCCATGGACGAGATACGGTATTTTTGCATGGGGGTCATGAGAAAGTAAGCGTGAAGATGGAAGAACGGGAAGTCGGCAGGTTTGCGCTGGATTTACATAGGAGGAAAAATGGCAGAGAGAAGAATGTTTGCAAAATCCGTGCTGGAAAGCGATGGATTTTTGGACCTGGAGCCGGCGTGTCAGGCGCTGTATGTGCAGCTGAATCTGCAGGCCGATGACGAGGGCTTTGTCAGCGCCCCCAAGCGGGTGCTGCGGATGCTGGGTGTGGGCGCGGCGGCGGTGGATGCCCTGGTGGCGGCGGGGCTGGTGCTGCGCTTCGACAGCGGCATTCTGCTGATCCGGCATTGGCTGGTCCACAATAAGATCCGCTCCGACCGGCGGAAGGGTACCCTCTGCCAGGCGGAGAAGGCCATGGTGGAGGTGGATGGGATGGGGGTTTATGCGGAAATGCAGAATGCGGAATGTAAAATGCAGAATGGGGAATGTGAAATGCGGAGTGGGGAATGTGAAGTGCGGAGTGGGGAATGTAAAATGCAAAATGCAGAATGCAAAATGCAGAATGGCCCCCTCTGTCACGGCGAGGCCGTGACAGCTCCCCCGGAGGGGGAGCTATGTACCTCCACCGGCGGGGGAGGTGTCTGCAGGACGGAGGGGAGTGTCATTTCGAGTAAGTGCGCAGCACGCATCGAGAAATCTTCGCAGAATCGACGGTGCGAAGATCCCTCGGCTCCATTGCATTCCGCTCGGGATGACATAGACGAGGGTGCGGAAGTGGATGGCCGCGCTGCGGCTGACAACCAAATGGCAACCAAATGGCAACCAAGTGACAACCAAATGGCAACCAATTGTCCGCATAGGTTAGGTAAGGATAGGATAGGTAAGGATAGGATAGGAGAGGATAGGGAAGAAGAGGATAGGGCAGCAATTGCGCCGTCTGCGGCAATTGGTTGCCCGGTGGCTGCGCCTTCCATGCCTGCGGCTTCTTCGGTGGCTGCGCCTTCCATGCCTGCGGCTTCTTCGGTGGCTGCGCCTTCCATGCCTGCGGCTTCTTCTGTGGCTGCGCCTTCCATGCCTGCGGCTTCTTCGGTGGCTACGCCTTCTTCGGTGCCTGCGGCTTCTTCACAGAAAGATATTTTAGATGTTTTCCAATTTTATCACAGGATCTGTGTGGGCTTTATGCCTTGTAAGCATTTGACCAAGGAACGCAAAGCGGCCATTGGACAGGCTTTGGAAAACTGGACAAAGGAAGAACTTGCGGCAATCTTTGAGAAAGCAGAGCAGACGCCGTTTCTGAAAGGCGAGAACGATCGGAAATGGCGCGTGGGGTTTGACTGGCTGATTCAAAAGGAGAATTTGCAGAAGGTGCAGGATGGGCAATATGATGATTGGCGTTTGAAAGAGGCGGTGCCGACCGGGGGGCATGGTTTGGGGGATGCGGAAGTGGAGGCGGTGCGGTTGATGATGGGGATGGAGAGCGAAGATATGAGATAGGGGAAGTCGGTTCGGCGGATGGAAGTCGGCGGGCGGCAGATTGCCGCCCCTACGAGGGATGACGGTTCGGCGTATGGAATTCGGAGGGAGGGTCAAGACCCTCCCCTACGAGGTGTGACGGGGGTGCGGAGGGAAATTCGGGAAACAGAACGATACCGGGCGGTACCCAGGGGCGTTGCGAATACTGACCAGGGATCGTGCGAAATTGGGGGCCGCACTGCGGCCGTCAGGTGGGAAAATGTTGGGAAGACAAATGGGCTTTTCTGTGGTATAATAGGATCATCGAAATAGGGGCGCGGGCGACCGGCGGCTTTTGGGGAGGGATTCTCCCTGGATCCGTGGGTCGCTTTTTTGCGCCCTTTTTCCATTTCAAAATGGAGGTTTTACCATGAAAAAGTGGCTAATGGAACATTTTTTGCCCATGTGGGCCAAGCAGACCCTGCTGGAGGACAATAAGGCGCTGCGCCGGGAGATCAAGGCCCTGCGTCAGGAGAACCGGGAGCTGACCGCCTATCTGCGGGGGTTGGAGCAGGGGGTGAAGGCCATGCGCAAGATCAGCATCTACACAGGAGGTGAGCGGGGTTGAGCATCTATCGCTACGAGGGGGCCTTCGGCGCCTGGGATGTGACCAGCCGCGCCATGCGAAAGGCGTTGGAGACCTGGCAGCGGCTCTACTATGACGATACGGTGACGCCGGAGAAGGATCCCTGTCAGCGGATCGCCTACGCCGTGGTGACCAAGATCTGCAAGACCGTCTTCGGCGAGTACAAGGCGGCCTCCCGGCAGGAGGCGGCGGCCCGGCTGGTGGCGGCGCTGGACGCGGTCTGCAAGGAGGCCATGCAGCTGGCGTTGGTGGAGGGGGAGTGCTACCTCAAGCCCTGCCCTGTGGGTGAGGGCTTTGCTTTCCGGCCCGTGGCCCGGCACAATGTGCTGATCTTCGGTCGGGATGCCGCCGGGTGTCCCACAGATATGGGCATGGTGGAGGAAAGTGTGCGTGGCTCGTGGTACTTCACCTTATTGGAGCGGCGCAGGCTGGACGAAAATGGCTGCCTGGTGCTGACCCACCGGCTCTATCGCAGCCGCAGCCGGGAGAGCCTGGGCAGCCCTGTGGGCCTGGAATTCCATCCGGATTACAAGGATCTGCCACAGCAACAGGTCATTGACCTGGGTGGCTCCTTAGGTCTGATTCGGATCAAAACCCCCATGCTGGGCTGCGTGGAGCCGGGCCCGGAGCCGGTGGCGGTGTACGCCGCGGCGGCGGGTCTCATCGAGAACATCGACCGCAACGAAGCCCAGCTCAGCGGGGAATTTTCCCGGGGCGAGAGCCGGATCCTGCTGTCCGCGGATCTGATGGATCGGCAGCGGCCCTGGGATCGTGTCTTTGTGGCGTTGGATGATGACCCGGAAAACGCCGGGATGACGGTGTTTGCCCCCCAGCTGCGGGAGCAGTCCTTCCTTGCCCGGAAGCAGGAGTATCTGCGGAATGTGGAGTCCATCGTGGGCCTGAAGCGGGGTCTGCTGTCCGACGCCAACACCGAGGATCGGACGGCCACGGAGATCGCCTCCTCTGCCGGGGATTACAACCTCACCATCATGGATTTTCAGCGGATGTGGGAGGATGGCCTCCGGGAGGCGCTGCGGCTGTGTGCGCGCCTGGCGGGGCTGTACGGCCTGCCGGTGCCCGACGGGGCTGTGGATGTGGACTGGGGCAACGGTGTCCTCTACGACGAGGACAAGACCTGGGCCGAGTACAAGGCCATGGTGGCGGCGGGGCTTCTGAAGCCGGAGATTGCGTTGGCCTGGCGGTTCAATATGGCAAGTGAGACGGCGGAGGATCTGAAGCGGGTAAGGGAGCGGCTGATGCCGGAGTAAATGCAGAATGCAGAATGCAGAGTGCAGAATGCATAATGCAGAATGATTTTTGAATTGTGACGCAGGTGCGTTAGGATTTGTAGGGGCGGTTATTAACCGCCCGCACGGTGGGGTGTTGCGGTTTCGCACCGGTGCGATGTGGGATGGCAGATTGTGCCGCGCGGGCGGCAGGTTGCCGCCCCTACGAGTGGGTTCGGTTCGGCGTATGGAAGTCGTGAGGGAGGGTCAAGACCCTCCCCTACTGCGGGCAGCTCCCCCAGGGGGGAGGTATGCGGGCGAACGCAGTTCGCCCCTACGAGGGAAGTCGGTTCGGCGGATGGAAGTCGGAAGGAGGGTTTTATGGAGAAGGATTTTTTGATGGGTTTGGCCGTGACCGAGGAGGTGGCGGAGGTCATATTGGCCCGGCATGGTCAGGAATTGGAGGCCCTGCGGGCCGAGCACAGTCAGGTGATCGCCCAAATGGAATTTGACCAGGGCTTGGCCCAGGCGGTGGCGGCGCAGAAGGGCCGCAATCTCACCGCCATCCGGGCGCTGCTGGATGTGGAGGCCCTCCGGGGCAAGGACAGCAAGGCGGTGAACGCGGCGGTGGCGCAGCTGAAAAAGGCGCATGGATATTTGTTTGAGGCGGCCCAGGAGGGGCCTAAGTTTTCCCAGGGGGCCGGGACCCAGGCACAGGCGCCCAGGGTGCAGGAGACCCTGGCCAGCGCGTTAAGGGAGAAGTATGGGATGTGAGTAAATGCAAAATGCATAATGCAAAATGCAGAATGTTTTATGAATGATGACGCGGGTGCGTTGGTGATCGTAGGGCGGGGCCTTGGTCCCGCCGGGTGGGGTGTTGCGGTTTCGCACCGGTACCATTGTGGAACGGCAGATTGTGCCGCGCGGGCGAACGCAGTTCGCCCCTACGAGGGATGACGGGGGTGCGAATGGAATTCGGCGGCGGGACCAAGGCCCCGCCCTACGAGGGATGACGGTTCTGCGTAGGGAATTCGGACGGGCGGCAGGTTGCCGCCCCTACGAGGGATGACGGTTCGGCGTAGGGAATTCGGCGGGCGGCAGGTTGCCGCCCCTACGGGGGATGACGGTTCTGCGGATGGAATTCGGCGGCGGGACCAAGGCCCCGCCCTACGAGGGATGACGGGGGTGCGAATGGAATTCGGACGGCGGGACCAAGGCCCCGCCCTACGGGGGATGACGGTTCTGCAGATGGAATTCGGGCGGCGGGACCAAGGTCCCGCCCCTACAAGGTATGACGGTGCATCTTGTGATCCCACAAAAATGGGGTCCCCATGGAAGCCCAGCGTAGCGGGTTCCATGGGGAAGAGGAGGATCCAAGATGCAGGTGGAATTTTCCGCTTGCGGAAAATGGAACATTGCATCTTGTGATCCGACGAGGGTGCACGTACAACAATTTGATTACAAAAACAATATAAAAAGGAGAAAAATACTATGGCAATTACACTTTTAGAGGCAAAAATTGGTATGGCTGACAAGGTGGATCAGCAGGTGGTGGATATGTTCCGCCGCAATTCCGCGCTGCTGGACGGCATGGTCTTTGACAACGCCATCGCCCCCGGCACCGGCGGCAGCACCCTGACCTACGGCTACATTCAGCTCAAGTCCCCCGCCACCGCCGCGGTGCGCCAGGTGGGCAGCGAGTATGTCCCCGGCGAGGCCAAGAAGGAGAAGAAGACCACCCAGGCGGTGATCATGGGCGGCGCCTTCCAGGTGGATCGCGTGCTGCAGAACACCGCCGGCGCCGCGGACGAGGTGGCATTCCAGGCAGAGCAGAAGATCAAGGCCACCGCCAACTTCTTCCACAACGCCGTCATCAACGGCGACACCGCAAGCGGCTCCTTCGATGGCCTGAAAAAGCTGCTGACCGGCACCGACAATGAGATCACCAGCGCCGTCAGCCTCACCACCTCCCAGGAGCTGGACGAAAATTACAACGCCTTCTTAGACGAGATGGACGGCTTCCTGGCCTGCCTGGACGGCACTCCTTCCATGCTTCTCATGAACCGGGACATGCTGGTGAAGCTGCGCTCCATGGCCCGTCGCGCCGGCTACTACGAGCGCAGCCGTGACGACTTCGGCAACTTCGTGGAGACCTACGCCGGCATCCCCATGGTGGACATGGGCAAGTTCTATGACGGCACCGCCACCGCCGACGTGATCCCCACCACCGGCGGCAAGACTGCCATCTACGCCGTCTGCCTGGGCCTGGACGGCTTCCACGGCATCAGCCCCATGGGCGACGGCTTGATCCAGAGCTACCTGCCCGACCTGAACGCCCCCGGCGCCGTGAAGACCGGCGAAGTGGAGCTGGTGGCAGGCGTGGCCCTGAAAAACACCCGAAAGGCGGCGGTGCTGAAGGACATCGCCATCGGCGCATAATGGTCAGCTACGATTTTTACGCCAATGTCTACACCGGGGACCGGATCGGCGAGAAGGCCTTTCCGGCCCTGGCCAGACGGGCGGAGGAGGAGCTGGCCCGGATCCGGCGGCTGTGCCGGGTCCGTCCTTGTGGGGAGGACAGCTATAACATGGCCATCTGCGCCATGGCGGAGGTGCTGGCCCGCTATCCCGAAAATCGGGGCATCCAGGCCCAGACCGTGGGTGGCGTGACGGTGCGCTATGACAGCGCCCAGCTCCGGGGCCAGTTGCGCAAGGAGCTGTACGAGAAGGCGTCCATCTATCTGGATATTTATCGGGGGATTTTGTGATGTGGAGTGATACCGTGACAAGATACCGCCTTGTAGATGGCCAGGTGGAGGCGAAAACCTATTCCGGCGTTCATTATGAACATAAAATGGAGAGCCGGGATAGCGTCCGGGGCGGCGCGGCCGAGGGGCTGGGCCGCCTCTTCATTTTGGGCGATGCGGACATTCGTGTGGGGGACAAGGTGGCGCCCGGGCAGGCTTTGCAGCTTTCCTGGGGGCAGCTGCTGCCGGGGCTGACACCGGGTCTTACGGTCATTGACTATGTGAAGCCCTGGTATCTTTCCGGCAATGTCCACCACACGGAGGCAGGCAGAGGCAAAGGCCCGGAGGGCAGGTGAATATTTTGCTGGAAAAACTGAAAACCTGGATCGCCGCCTATCCCGGCTGGCAGGAAAATGTGACCTTATATGTGGACTACCTGGGCTGCGTTCCCGGCTGCGCCGGGGTGTATCCCCAGGGTGTGGAGGTGCTTGCGCGCCGGGAGGATGTGCTGGGGGGCGTGAAGGAGCGGCGCCGCTTGCGGGCCATGGTCTACCGGGTGGCGGGGCAGGAGGAAGATTTTGCCCGGGACGCTGCCTGGTGGGAGGACTTCTGCGGCTGGGTGGCGGCGCAGTCTGCCGCCGGGTTGGCGCCACGGTTTGGTAACACAGAGGATCGGGAATTCGTTCAGGCCCGGGGCGGGCGGCTGGTGCGGATGCCCTCCGCCGGGACGGGGGTCTATGGGGTGGAGATCGTGGCGGAGTACTGGACGCAGATGGGCGATTAAATGCAGAATGCAGAATGCAAAATGCAGAATGCATAATGCAGAATGATTTTTGAATTGTGACGCAGGTGCGTTGGCGATCGTAGGGCGGGGGTTTACTCCCGCCGGGTAGGGTGTTACGAATTCGCACCGGTGCGATGTGGGATGGCAGATTGTGCCGCGCGGGCGGCAGGTTGCCGCCCCTACGAGGGAATTCGGTAGATGTACGTTAGGATTTGTAGGGGCGGTTATTAACCGCCCGCACAGTAGGGTGTTACGGTTTCGCACCGGTGCGATGTGGGATGGCAGATTGTGCCGCGCGGGCGGCAGGTTGCCGCCCCTACGGATTCTATCGTTGGTGATCGTAGGGCGGGGGTTTACTCCCGCCGGGTAGGGTGTTACGAATTCGCACCGGTGCGATGTGGGATGGCAGATTGTACGGCGCGGGCGGCAGGTTGCCGCCCCTACAAGGTATGACGGTGCAGCTTGTGATCCGACGAGGGCGCCCCTACAATATGGCAAGAATGGTTGAAACAGGAACGATACCGGGCGGTACCCAATGGTGTAGCGATCATTGACCAGCCCGGTGCGAAATTGGCAGGCCGCACTGCGGCCATGGAGGAAATTATGGCAAAAATTGAGAGAAAGTTTTTGGCGCATTTTTTGAATGTGGCGGAGCCTGGCAAGGAGGCCGCTTACGAGCGGCTGGGCAAGGATCTGGAGGAATACAAGGCGGAATTGTCCGCCCAGGTGGACAAGCTGAAGAACATCCTGGGTCAGACCACGGTGGTGATCTCCGGCTATGAGAAGTCCGGCGCCGTGGAGCCTTACTATGCCGAGATGGGCACCGGTCTGTTTGACCGGCTCCAGGCCATCATCGACAAGCAGATGGTGCTGGACGATCTGAAGACCGACATGGTGGAGGTGAAGCTCTGGGAGACTGACGACGGCGGCTACCCCGCGATCCGTGAGGAGGTGTACCTGGAGGTCACCGCCTACGGCGGCGACGCCACCGGCTATCAGATCCCCTTCACCGTCCACTACACCGGCAACAAGGTGGCGGGCCACTTTGACCTGGAAAGCCGCACCTTCACCGAAGACTGATGGAGGCGCTAATCCAGGATTTTCGCATTGACGGGCGGGCGCTGCCTGCCCCCGATGCGGGGATGGAGATGAAATTCGAGGACATCGACGCCGCCGACGCCGGCCGTGACGAGTCGGGCTTCATGCACAGAAGCCCGGTGCGGCGGCAGGTGGGGGTGTGGAGCTTCCATTACAGCTGGCTGAGCCCCGAGGGCTACGCCTATTTGCGGGAGCTTCTGACCCCGGATACCTTCACCTTTACCTGCCCCGACGGCCTGGGGGGCAGCCGGGAATGCACCGCCTATGTGGCGGCCCACGGCATCGCCTGGCAGGATAAGGGGACGGGGATGTTCCGGAATGTGAAGTTTAATGTGATCGAGTGCTAGGCCCCCGGGGGGGAATGCAGAATGCAAAATGCAGAATGCAGAATGGCCCCTGTCATTTCGAGTAAGTGCGCAGCACGCATCGAGAAATCTTCGCAGAATCGACGGTGCGAAGATCCTTCGACTTCGTGCTTCGCACTCCGCTCAGGATGACAAGGTGTGTCATTTCGAGTGAGCATAGCGAATCGAGAAATCTACGCAATATCGAAGGTGCGAAGATCCCTCGGCGCGCTGCGCTTGCTCGGGATGACATGAATAGTTGGTGATCGTAGGGCGGGGGTTTACTCCCGCCGGGAGGGATGCCGTTGCGGCGGGACCAAGGCCCCGCCCTACGAGGGATGACGGTTCTGCGTATGGAAGTCGTGAGGGAGGGTCAAGACCCTCCCCTACAGGTAGGGTGTTGCGGTTTCGCATAAGACCGATGTGCAATGGCAGATTGTGCCGCGCGGGCGGCAGGTTGCCGCCCCTACGAGGGGATTCGGTTCTGCGTATGGAAGTCGTGAGGGAGGGTCAATTTTTTATGGTTGGATTGCCACCGGCAATCATCTATTTAGAATCGCTTCGCGATTTCCCTCCCCTACAGGTTGAGCGTTGCAGCTTGCGATCCGACGAGGGCGCCCCTACGAGGGAATTCGGTTCTGCGGATGGAATTTGGAGGTTATATGGAAAAAATCAAATTTGACGCGGGTTTTGTGACCTATCGGCTGGGGGATTTGGGACAGCTTCGGTTCAATCCCAGCGACCCCAATCTGTACAGCCGGTTTTTGGAGGCCCTGGAGAAGCTGCGGGCCCTGGAGGCGGACCTGCCCCAGCGGCTGCAGAAGGTGGACCGGGCCGACGGCGGCGCAGTGGTGGCGATCCTCGCCCAGGTGGACGCCGACATGAAGAAGCTTCTGAACTGGGTCTTCGGCCCCGGCAACGATTTCGGCGAGATCCTCCGGGGCGTGAACCTGCTGGCGGTGGCGGGCAACGGGGAGCGGGTGGTGACCAACCTCTTCACCGCCCTGGAGCCGGTGCTGGTTTCCGGCGCCAAGCGCTGCGCCCAGGAGCAGGCAGCCGCCGCCAAGGCCCGTAAGGCAGGCAAATGATGGATCTTTGGTCACTGCCCAAGACCGCCGTCATCGGCGGGAAAGAATACGGGATTTGTACGGATTTTCGGGATATTTTGCAGATTTTCGCCTATTTTGAAGATCCGGATCTTCCGGAATTCATCCGCTGGCACATCGCCCTGGCGTTGTTTTTTGAGGGGGAGATCCCGGAGGAACACCGCCCTGAGGCCATGGAATATCTGTCGGCCTTTCTCACCGCCGGGCAAGGGGCCGCCCCCGGCCCATGCCTTATGGACTGGCAGCAGGACAGCCAGGCCATCATTTCGGACATCAACCATGTGGCGGGCCAGGAGATCCGCTCGCTTCCTTATGTCCATTGGTGGACCTTCCTGAGCTGGTTTCACGCCATCGGCCAGGGGCAGCTGAGTTCTCTCGTGGCCATCCGGGACAAGCTGCGCCGGGGTAAGAAGCTGACGGCTCAGGAACAGGAATTTTACAGCCGGAACCGGGAGGCGGTGGTGCTGCAAAAGCGCCGCAGCCGGGAAGAGCGGGAGGAAATGGCGCGGTTGGAGGCCCTGGTGGGGAAGTAATGGGAATGCAAAATGCAGAATGCAAAATGCAGAATGGCTCCTGTCATTTCGAGTAAGTGCGCAGCACGCATCGAGAAATCTTCGCAGAATCGACGGTGCGAAGATCCTTCGACTTCGTGCTTCGCACTCCGCTCAGGATGACAAGGGGTGTCATCCCGACTGAGCGGAGCGAGTGGAGGGATCTATGCAGGTACGAGGGTGCGAAGATTTCTCGGCGCGCTTCGCTTGCTCGAAATGACAAGGAGCTTGCGGAAAATGGAACGGTGCATCTTGTGATCCGACGAGACCGCCCGCACGGTGGGGTGTTACGAATTCGCGCCGGTACCATTGTGGAACGGTAGATCGTGCCGCGCGGCGGGACCAAGGCCCCGCCCTACGAGGGAATTCGGTAGATGTGCGTTAGGATTTGTAGGGGCGTATAAAGGGGTCCCCATGGAAGCCCAGCAAAGCGGGTTCCATGGGGAAGAGGAGGATCCAAGATGCAGGTGGAATTTTCCGCCTGCGGAAAATGGAACATTGCATCTTGCGATCCGACGAGACCGCCCGCACAGTAGGGCGTTACGAATTCGCACCGGTACCATTGTGGAACGGTAGATTGTGCCGCACGGGCGGCAGGTTGCCGCCCCTACGAGGGAAGTCGGTAGATGTGCGTTAGTGATCGTAGGGGCGGTTATTAACCGCCCGCACGGTGGGGTGTTACGAATTCGCACCGGTACCATTGTGTAACGGTAGATTGTGCCGCGCGGGCGGCAGATTGCCGCCCCTACAGGAATGACGGGGGTGCGTATGGAAGTCGTGAGGGAGGGTCAATTTTTTTATGGTTGGATTGCCACCGGCAATCATCTATTTAGAATCGCTTCGCGATTTCCCTCCCCTACGAGGGATGACGGTTCTGCGTATGGAAGTCGGCGGCGGGAGTAAACCCCCGCCCTACGGGGTATGACGCAGGTGCGTTGGGGATTGTATGACACTGCATCTTGCGATCCGACGATAAGGAGAGAATATGAATGAAACATTAGATCTGACCCTGGATGTGGCGGGGGTGGTGCTGGGGGTGAAGGCGGCGGAGGCGGCATTTTCCGGCCTGGACCGGGTTTTGACCGACATCGGCGATACCTTGCGGGAGACCTTCTCCATCGGGGGCTTCAAGGACTATGTCCAGACCGCCAGCCGCTACGGACGCCAGCTGACCAATGAGCTGCTGGTGCTGCAGTTGGGCTTCGGCAAGCTGAAAATGGCCATCGCCGACGCCGCGGCCCCCATCGTGGGGGTCTTCGTCCCCATGATCAATGAGGCCATCGCCGCTGTCACCGGCTTCATGCAGACCGTGGGGGCGATTTTCCGGGCCATTTTCGTCACAGACGGCCTGGCGGCCTCCGCCGACACGGCAGCGAAAGCGGAAACCAACCTGGCAAAATCCGCCAAGGCCGCCGGTGGCGCAGTGCGCCGCAGCCTCATGGACTTTGACGAGCTGAACCGGCTGAACAAAGGCTCCGGCGGCGGTGGGGGCGGCGGGATGGATTACACCATCACGGAGCCGGTGTTCGACGCCCTCTCCCCGGAGGTGCAGGCCATCGTGGACAAGATCAGGGCTCTGCTGGCCCCGCTGCTGGCCATCGATTTTACCCCCCTGCGGGAGGCGTTGGCCACCCTGGGCGCATCCTTCCAGGCCCTGGGAGTGGTGGCGGCCCAGGCTATGGAGTGGCTGTGGTTCCAAATTCTGACCCCCTTTGCCGCCTGGGTCATTGAGAATTTGGCCCCCGCCTTCGCCCTGACCTGGGCGGCGGCCATCGACACCGTCACCGCGGCCCTGACCCCCCTGATGGCGGGGCTGGATGCCCTGCGGGGGGCGCTGCGGCCTGTGGTGGACTACATCGGCCAGTCCGTGATGCTGTGCCTGGCCCTTTGGCAGCAGGCTTTCGTCAGCCTCAGCGGCACCATTTCCGCCCACGGCGCACAGATCACCGGCATTTTGCAGAATGTGGCGGAAATTTTCGCCCTGATGTGGAGCCGGGTCAGCCCCGTTTTGGAGACCATGCGCGCCAGCTTCGCCGCCGTCTTCTCCTCCATGGGCGACCTGGTGGGCTACATCGTGGGCTACATGATCGAGCGGCTTTACTATCTGACGGAATTTTTGGCCGGGGCATTCTCCGGCAGCTGGGGCCGGGCCTGGGAGGGCATAAAAGGGATGCTCCGCAGCGTGGTCAACGGCGTCATCGACCTGCTGAACGCCATGATCTCCCGGCTGGTGGCGGCCCTGAACAGCGTCGTATCCGTTGCCAACCGGCTGTCCTTCACGGTGCCAAGCTGGGTGCCGGGCATCGGCGGCAAGCATTTTGGCGTCAACATGGCAAGCGTATCCGCCCCCACCATCCCCCATTTGGCAAGGGGCGCGGTGCTGCCGGCCAACAAGCCCTTTTTGGCGGTGCTGGGCGATCAGCGCAGCGGCACCAACATCGAAGCCCCCCTGGCTACCATCCAGGAGGCGGTGGCCGGGGTGCTGGATGGCTCCGCGGCCCAGAATCTGGCGGGCCAGGAGGCCATTCTCAATGAGCTGCAGCGGCTGCGGCAGGCGGTGCTTTCCATCCGTGTGGGAGACGAGACCATCGGCCGGGCGGCGGAGCGCTACAGCCTGGGCCGGGCCATGGCATTGGGGGTGCGCTGATGAGCGAGGCCATTGTGGTGGCGCTGATCACCGGGGGACTGTCCCTGCTGGGTGTGGTCTGCACCTGCGCCGGCGCCGCCCGGAAGCAGCAGGCGGCCATGGAGGTGGCCCAGGCGGTGACGGATACCAAGATCGAGGAGCTGACCCGGGAGGTCCGGGAGCATAACCAGTTTGCCCACCGGATGCCCGTGGTGGAAGAACAGATCAAGGTCATCAATCACCGCCTGGCGGACTTGGAAAATGCCGAGTAAATGCAGAATGCAAAATGCAGAATGCAGAATGATTTTTGAATTGTGACGCAGGTGCGTTGGCGATCGTAGGGCGGGGGTTTACTCCCGCCGGGTAGGGCGTTGCGAATTCGCACCGGTACCATTGTGGAACGGTAGATCGTGCCGCGCGGCGGGACCAAGGCCCCGCCCTACGGGGGATGACGTTACATTTTCGATCCGACGAAAAAGGAGAATTGAATATGGAAAAATTTTTGGAAAAGCTGGGGAATTTGTGCAAGGTGAAGACCCTTGTGACATTGGTGGTGATGGCGGTGTTTGCCGTGCTGAGCCTCCGGGGTGATATCCCTGCCGATCACGCCATGGTGGTGATCTCCATGGTGGTGTCCTTTTATTTTGGCACGCAGCATGAGAAGAAGATTGCATAATAAAGGAATGCCTTTCCCGCCTTCGGCGGGAAAGGGGGATTCGCCAAAGGCGAAGACGGAGGGGGCGCTATGGCGGGCTTGGAAAATGCATAATGCAGAATGCAGAATGCAAAATGTTTTATGAATGATGACGCAGGTGCGTTGGGGCTTGTAGGGCGGGGCCTTGGTCCCGCCGGGTAGGGCGTTACGAATTCGCACCGGTACCATTGTGGAACGGTAGATCGTGCCGCGCGGGCGGCAGGTTGCCGCCCCTACTTGGAAAATGCAGAATGCAGAATGCAAAATGTTTTATGAATGATGACGCAGGTGCGTAAGGATATGTAGGGCGGGGCCTTGGTCCCGCCGGGTAGGGTGTTGCGAGTTCGCATAAGGCCGATGTGAAACGGCAGATTGTGCGGCGCGGGCGGCAGGTTGCCGCCCCTACGAGGGATGACGGTTCTGCGGATGGAATTCGGCGGCGGGACCAAGGCCCCGCCCTACGAGGGAATTCGGTAGATGTGCATTAGGATTTGTAGGGGCGGTTATTAACCGCCCGCACAGTAGGGCGTTACGATTTCACATCGGTACCATTGTGGAACGGTAGATCGTGCGATCCGACGAAGAAAGGAGAATACTATGACCTACATTACGGTCACCGTGTCCGGTGTGCGGGCACGGTGCGAGAAGCATGGCATCCTCACCGCCGGCATGGTGGGTGTGCCTTGCGAATTTTTGCTGGACAGCGGCTGGGAGGGCCTGGTGCTCACGGCGGTGTTCCAGGGCAGCGGCGTGAAGAAGGATGTGTTTTTGGAAGATAAGCGCCGCATCCCCATTCCCCACGAGGTGCTGGCCCAGCCCGGGGAGCTGCGTGTGGGCCTGGAGGGCCGTTTCACCGACGGCACGGTGCTGATCCCCACCACCTGGACAGAGGAGATCACCGTGCTGCCCGGCGCCCTGGCCACCGGCGATCCTGCCCTGGCCCCCAGCCGCACCCAGTACGATTACCTGATGGATCTGCTGCGGACCGAGGGCGGCAAAAAGGTGGATAAAGTTCCGGGAAAGGCGCTGTCCACCAATGATTTCACGGATTTTTACCGGGATAAGTTGGACAATTTGGAAACTGCCTTTACCCCTGACATGGCGGCGGCGGAAGGGCAGCCCGGCCACATTTTGAACCGCACCCACTATTTCGACCAGTCCCAGGCCAATGTGCTGCTGGCCTTATCGGGTGAATTCCCCCAGGACAACAGCCAGGGCAGCATCATCGAGATCCCCACGGCCCCGGCCCTGGAGGCGGGTAAGACCTACACCATCCTCTACAATGGCAAGACCTATCAATACCCTGCCCAGGCCGACCAGCTGGCGGAGGGTGACGATGTGGAGCCGCTGATCTTCATCGGCAACCGGTTGATGCTGGGGGAACTTACCGGCGAGCCCTTCTCCCTGCTGATCCTGCCCAATCAGGGCTTCGGCGTCTTCATCGACCTCACCAGCGCCCAGACCTATGAATTGGTCATCCTGGCAGATGACAGCGGTATCCACAAGCTGGATAACCTCTACCTGGACATGGAATGGACCCCCAGCTGCCGGGATGAGATCCGGGAGGTTTTCGCCCTCAGCACCAGCTGGGACATCAACGAGCGCTACAAGTATGTGGACAGCGACCTGGTGCTGGAGCCGGACAAGGGCTACCTGGTCCGCTGGGGCGACACCGAGGCGGTGTGCCGCTGCATCTCCTATACCGGCAGCAGCAGCGGCCTGACCGTCGTGGGCATCGGCAATTTTTCCGAGATCGCTTCCCAATTCCCGGATAATTACCTGCCCTTTGTGATCTACCAGTACTACAAGGAGGGCAAGCGCCTCTACGGCGACCAGCTGATCCTCTTCAAGCCCCAATTCGGCGCCGAAGAGATGGATGTGCAGATCATGACCACGGTGCCGGTGCCGGTCCCCATGCCGGAAAGCTTCATGCCCGAGAGCCTGGAGCACATCACCCTGCGCAGTCCCGGCGGCAAATACTTCGTCGTGGGCATCACCGATGAGGGCACGCTGAGCCTGGCGCAGCGTTAAGAGGGAAGCTATGGGGAAGTCGGCAGCTGTGCGTTAGAAATTGTAGGGGCGCGGGAAATGCAGAATGCAGAATGCTAATTAAATGCAAAATGCAGAATGCAGAATGCAGAATGATGGTGTCATCCCGACTGAGCGCAGCGAGTGGAGGGATCTATGCAGGCATGAGGGTGCGAAGATCCTTCGACTTCGTGCTTCGCACTCCGCTCAGGATGACAAGGAGCTTGCGGAAAATGGAACATTGCATCTTGTGATCCGACGAGACCGCCCGCACAGTAGGGTGTTACGATTTCGCATAAGACCGATGTGCAATGGCAGATTGTGCCGCCCCTACGGATTCTATCGTTAGGATATGTAGGGGCGCGGGAAATGCAGAATGCAGAATGCTAATTAAATGCAAAATGCAGAATGCAGAATGCACAATGGCCCCTGTCATTTCGAGTAAGTGCGCAGCACGCATCGAGAAATCTTCGCAGAATCGACGGTGCGAAGATCCTTCGACTTCGTGCTTCGCACTCCGCTCAGGATGACAAGGAGCTTGCGGAAAATGGAACGGAGCATCTTGTGATCCGACGAGGCCGCCCCTACTTGGAAAATGCAGAATGCAGAATGCAGAATGCAGAATGGCCCCTGTCATTTCGAGTAAGTGCGCAGCACGCATCGAGAAATCTTCGCAGAATCGACGGTGCGAAGATCCTTCGACTTCGTGCTTCGCACTCCGCTCAGGATGACAAGGAGCTTGCGGAAAATGGAACGGTGCATCTTGTGATCCGACGAGGCCGCCCCTACTTGGAAAATGCAGAATGCAGAATGCAGAATGCAGAATGGCCCCTGTCATTTCGAGTAAGTGCGCAGCACGCATCGAGAAATCTTCGCAGAATCG